GTTTATTAGGAAATATAAATCCCAATCTTTTACTAGGAGCAAGTTTATTTGGTGCAGGTCTACAAGGTAGAGATCCTTTTTCATCTATATTACCTGCTATTACACAAACAGCACAAACTTCAGCAGTTTTAGGACAACTTGATAGACAAAGAAAAACAAAAGAATTTGTAGAAAAATATAAAAAAGATTTACCTGAAGGTAGTACATTAAAAACATTATTTGAAATTAATCCTGACAAAGCATTAGATTTTATTTCTAAATCAGAACTTGCAAAAATTAATGCACAAAATCAAAGAACTACTGCTGTAAAAAATGCTTTAGCATTAGGATTAAAACCAGGTTCTAAAGAATTTAATGATTATGTTATGGGTTCTACTTTAAAAACTGATACTGCTGCACAATCTCTACAACAATCAGGAGTTTTAGTTGGAAAAGGTAATAGAGATAAAGTTGTAAAAGATTTAAGGTATGTAAGTCAAATAAGAAATCAAATAGATGTATTGAAATCAAAACTTGAAGAAGATCCTACATTGAGTGGTGGTATTGGTGCTGTAAGAAGGGGAGGTAATAAAATAGGAACATTATTAAAAGACATAGGTATTAATGTGCAACAATTATTGCCTGAAGGAATAACAAAAGATTTTATTTTTGATCCTGATATACCAACCATTTCAGCATTAGAAAATACACTAGCCGCAGGTTATGCAAAAGTTT